GCTCCTCGATGCTCAATGATGAGAAGCCTTTGATTTCACCAAGGCTGTCTTTGCCGTCGTACTCATTTTCGAGTAGGCGGATCCGTCCGGACTTGAACGCCTCGCGCAGGAGCACGGCACATTCGGAGTTGAACGCGGCATTGCCCTGTACCGCCCATACGACCTTCGGCGCACCGAACACTTTGCACCGATCCGCCAGTGTCGGATTGTTGCAGCAGCTCAGTGCCGGGTAGATCTCGCCAGAGTCCGAATCGCTGATATCAACGGCAAGTGCGTCATAGATCGGTAGGCCCATGTTCTGGGCGTCCAGAATCAGATAATCGCAGTCGAATTCGTCAAACAGTCTGCGGATTTTCAGCGCTTCGTCATCCGTACGCATACCCTCGTTGACCTCTGTGTAGATCAGGTTGACGGAATACCGTCCTGCCTTGGTCGGGATCAGCTGCGTAATATGGATCGCCGTTGCGTCGTTCTTGTGCTTTGTGCTTGCCATCAGCGCGATATCTGCGGACAGCAGGCGCTTTTCTCCTGGCATTTTCGGCGGAATGCGGATCAGCGGATCCGATTTGAGCAAGGCCGCGAGATTGCCGGGGAGCATCGGGTACTTCAGCTTCCGGTTCTTGGAAACAGACTGGAAGTCAAAGAACGCATCGTTCTTATTACCGTACCAGATTGCCTCGTTCTCCATGGAAAAGTCCACTTCATTGAAATCACTTTCGAGCATTTCTTCTATGATTTCATCCGAGTCAATCAGGCCTTCCTTAACGCCAAGCTGATACGGGAATCCGCAGATGAAGTTCTTTCTGCGCGGATCCAGCATGGACTTGAACGTATCAATACACTTGTCATAGCTCCAGTGGTCTGCGAAGAACGCGGATGACAGGTAAATCGTCTTGTTCAGTTCACGCGCCTGCATCGCTTTGCGCTCTTCCTTAGACAGTTCCTCATACTTCGGCATACGCTTCTGCGTCAGGAACTTACGGAGAACCTTATCAATGGTTGTCTTCTTCACCATGCGGAACTCGTCGACCAGCAACAGATTCGCCCTGTTGGATCGCGCGTTGTCCGTGGCGGAAACAACCTTCATAAAGCTGCCGTTCTTGAAAACAATAATGGCGTTTGTGTTGTTGATCTTGGATTCTTTCTGGTCGATCTCAAGCGCAAGCTCCGGCGATCTCGGTATCAGCTCAAGCTGAACCTTTTCCAGAACCTGTATCGCCTGCCCCTTGGTGCCGGACGCGATCACGATCTTCGTCCCAGGCCAAAGGATGCATCGGATCACACAAAAAATGGCTGTCAGAAACGTCTTGCCGAGTCCGCGAGCCGCTACAAACATAAAAATGAAGTAGTAGTTCATCAGAATCAGCAGGATTCGCTGAAACAGCCTTAAATCCAAATGCAGGTAATCTCTCGCAAACAGATGCGGATTTCGCCGGTAAAATGCGGCGTCACGCACTGCGTTGTTCCAGATTGTCTCATATCTTGTCATTCGGCATCACCGTCGTTTTCGCCGAATAAATCGATGATAAAGTCGTCGTCGTCCTCGTCTGCGATGTCTGGCCGCTCGATCTTGAACTTCGCGATTTCGTCATCGTACATCTTTGTATAGATATTCTTGATGCCGAGCATCTTGCCGATATGTCCGAGGAACCATGTATTGATGTACCGGATGATTCCGGCTGAATCCTTCATGTCCTCGTCCTCTTCAGGCAGCGGACGCTTATCCTCCCAGCGCTTGATCCATACGCCCATCGGCGTTGTCTCAAGCCCGAGCGCGTCATCGTCCTCTACCTGCTGTTCCGGCGTGATGTTCAGCTTTCCCATGATGTCGTTGATTACGCGCTGCGCCGCTTCGATACCTTTGCCTGCCGCCATATTCTGAACGACATTGACTTCGGCAAGGCACAGCTGCTTGTACAAACCCTCCGTGCCGTCATCAAGCGGCTTCGTGAGATTGCGCGTCCAGCGCTGGTAGCGTAGATTCAGATCCTGATACACTTCCGGCGTCAGCCCGCTTCCCCAGAACAGGATGGTCTCCGAGTTGGGCTTTGGAGCGGCTCCCGGCAGCGTTACGATCTGTTTCTCTTCTTTCGCTGGTTCCTCCTTGGCGGGAGTTTTCTTCGCGTTTGTCGGGATATCAAGTTCGGCAAGATGCTCTTCATCGAGCGTATCGTCGAATGTTTTCCCGTTGTATCTGGATAAGTTGAGTTTGCTGATATAGGTTCTGATCAGTGTTAATCCGTTGTTCTTGTCGCCCTTCGCAACCATCTCGTAAAGGACGGGGCTCCAGTACAGATCACAGATCATGCACAACCGACGCAAAGCATCCGCCTCGGACGTCATCCGGCCTTTATAGCGGTCGAACAGTTCGTCTACACAGGCATAACAGATCGGAACGTATCCGTTGTTCTCCCTGTACAGCGGGCTGAACGAGAAGGGGAACACACCCTTCTGTTTCCCGTGTTCCCTGCCGCAGCGTGTGCATTTGAATACGGAAGGCGCCTTCCGTGCCATGACCGAGTTTGTATATCCGTTGCCCTTTGCACGGATCTTACTTGTCTTTGGCAAGCTCAGTATTCATAGCCCTCAGCTGCGCGCTTCAGCGACAGCCCAGGCTTAAACTTTACTTTCTTATGAGGCGCAACGGTCTCAGCCTTTCCGGTCTGGATGTTCATGATCTTCTTCGGCTTCGTCTCGATTGTGCCAAACGTTCCGAAACCGATCAGCCGGACTTCTTCGCCGGCCCTGACCGCCTCATAGATAACGTCAAGGATATCGCCGAGAATAACAGCGCTGTCCTTTTTCGTGTAGCCCTTATCAGCAAGACGGGTGATGAAATCAGCCGTCGTAACAACTCCGTTTGAACTATTCAAAACAATCCCTCGCATTCTTTATTTACAGTTCGGAAAAGCCCTTCCGCTGCGGCGCGTTGATCTCGCCGTTGGAGAAGTACATTCCGATAGATTCGTCCGCGTCAATATCCTTGTAGACGTTCACCATATCGGCGCTTTCCCATGCCATAATGGACTGGATCACGCTGTCGGGGATCCCGGCGCGTGAAAGCTCTGTGGTGAAATAATGCCGCAGACTGTGAAAATAGAAATTACGTCCTGTGAGTCGCTGGAGCGTAAGCGCCCAGCTGTCCACATTGCTCTTTCGGATCTGTTCCTTCGGATCGTCAAAGCGCGGGAACAGCCATTCGCTCTCGATGCCGTTCTCTTCGCGGTACTTCAGCCACCGATCCAGATATGGCTTGAACTTCTTGGCGAGCGTATAGCAGTTGATGCTCTTGCCGCCCCCGCGACCTTTGCTGAGAATCGGCGAGCTCTTGTACAGCGCGCCGTCGCACACCAGCTTGTCGTCTGAGAAATCGCTGACACGGAACCTGCAAAGCTCCGCTTTGCGCCTGCCAGAGAACATCGCCAGTGCGACGAAGCACGCCATACCGTATTTCCCGAGTTCTGTCAGCTTATCAAGCAGATCGTTCAGCTCCGACTCCTCCCATACGGTCTTTTCCCGTACGGGATTCTGCGGCGGGCTTTCAATCTTGTGAATGATGTTCCGGAAATTCGGATACTCGTCGTCACACACGTTCTCAATGTAATTGGACAGCGAACTCAGCGTCGCCTTGATGCGCCGCACGCGGGCAGAGCTGTTCTTGTTGACATTGATCAGGTAGTTCTGGAACGCAACCACGTCGCGCTTTGTCCAGTCGACGAATGATTTGTTTCCGATATTTTTCAAGCACCATACAAAAGCAATCTTCAGGTCGCTCTTATATACGTCAATGGTGCCTTCGCTCTTTTTACCGGATCGCAGATAATCCGCAAAGTCGTCCATGAGCCTGATATTCTCAGGGTTCACCTGAGACAGAGACTCGGCGTCTGTGATTTTATTATGTATTGTTTTGCGTGCCACTCAGGCAACCCCCTTTCGTCCAAGCTCCATTGCCAGCCGGTCTGGGCCATGGTGGATAACCAAAGCCGCAGCCCAGAGGCATATATGTTCAATGGACTTATAAAGCTACGTCATATGTGCATTCGATCCCGTCCTCAGACACGACGCACACCAGCTGCTCCGGAGCGCCGTAGATGCGCTTCGATACGCAGTAGTCATCCATTCCGAGGAAGCTGCCGGCCATCACCGTCTTGATGCCCTGCACACAGTCGACTTTATTATGATGCAGATGTCCTGACAGCACAGCGTACACCGGACGGCGTACCATCGTCTGCAGTGCCTGCACCTTCGCGTCTGATCCGTCAAAGTCGCCGTGGACTCCAACGTATGTCTTTCCGCGAATATCGATCATATAGATCGTCGGATCCACGCGGATGCCCGCGCCGATCTCAACATTTTCGAAATTCTGAAGTCTTGCCTTCAAGTACCACTCCACAAGGTCGTCCAGCCGTTCGCCGTTGATCGCCATATCCTTGTTTGGATTGATCCGGCTGTGGTTACCGGGAACGCTGACGAACTTCAC